TATCGCCAGCCGGGGTAAGACCCGGGGCAAGATTGTATGAGCGAAAAAACCAAGGAAATGCTGGCTAATCTTAGCCCAGCTTATGGCATCGCCACAGGTCGTGGCATGTTTGGCAAAGCTGCAGACAAAGGTTTTCTTGGCCTTGGCGCGAGAAAGCTGGCAAGTCGAGGCCAAGAAAAGGCTGAAGAGAAGGCTGTTCAGGAGCAGCTTATGGCGCAAGGTATTGCAGCCGCACCAGCAACTCAATCTCAGTTAGCGCAGCCTGCCGCAAAGATGAGGAAAGGCGGCTCTGTATCCGCTTCTAAACGTGCGGATGGTATTGCCTCCAGAGGCAAGACCCGGGGCAAGATGATCTGATGCCAGCCAAGTCCGCGAAGCAGGAGCGTTTCATGCAGGCCGTAGCCCATAATAAGGGCTTCGCAAAGAAGGTCGGTGTCCCACAATCCGTGGGTAGTGAGTTCTCTCAATCAGGAGGTGGTAAATTGAAAGCTGAAAAAAAGTCGGGCAAGAAACCGTTCTTCCTTTTCAAGAAAAAGGATGAAGAGAAGACCCCGAAGTTTGCCCGTGGCGGCGGTATCGAGTCCAAAGGCAAGACCAAGGGTAAGATGGTCAAGATGGCTAAGGGCGGTCGGGCCTGCTGATCATGATGCCATCCCGTGGAATGGGGGACATCAACCCCAAAAAGGTTCGGTCAATCAAGAAGCGGGATGGCAATGAGCCTGTTAAGCTGTTTAAACAGGGTGGAGTCAGCAAGGTGGCCAAGAAGGTGGCAAAACACAGGAAGATCGTTTAAAGGCCCATTATGACTACATCAGGCACCGTAACATTCAACCTTGACCTCAACGAGATTATCGAAGAGGCGTTTGAGCGTTGTGGCGCGGAGCTACGCTCTGGCTATGATTTCAAGACCGCTCGGCGGTCTCTGAATCTCCTGACCATCGAGTGGGCTAACCGTGGGATCAACTTCTGGACTATCGAAGAGGGATCGATTCCCATGGTCACGGGGCAGGCTGACTACAACCTTCCCGCCGATACGATCGATCTGGTTGAGCATGTTGTTCGCACCGGCACCGGGCAGGGCCAGCAGGACATCACCATCACCCGCATCTCCATGCCGACCTACGCCTCCATCCCTAACAAGAACGCTCAGGGAAGGCCGATCCAAGTTTGGGTTGATCGGCAGTCTGGCGCAAAGTATCCGGTGGGTGGCCAGCCTGATGGGACGGACGCAGCAACGGGTATCGATTATCCCAAAATCCATGTCTGGCCTACTCCAAGCTCCCCGGGTAGCCAATACACCTTCATTTACTGGCGTCTTCGCAGGATTCAGGATAGCGGCACCGGCTTGACCACACAGGACATCCCGTTTCGTTGGATTCCCTGCATGACCACCGGATTGGCTTATTACCTGTCCCTGAAGCTACCAAACGCTCAGGGCCGCTCTGCTGGCCTCAAGATGGACTATGAGGAGCAGTTCCGGTTTGCAGCAGAGGAAGACCGGGATAAGTCTCCCATCCGGTTTGTGCCAAGAAGGATGTCCATCGGATAATGGGCAATCGTTTTGCATCCGGCAAGAACGCAATCGCAGAGTGCGACCGCTGCGGGTTTCGTTACAAGCTGACCAAGCTCAAAAAGCTGACCATCAAGACCAAGCTGGTCAACATCATGGTCTGCCCTGAGTGCTGGGAGCAGGATCAGCCTCAACTCCAGCTTGGCATGTATCCGATCTACGATCCGCAGGCCATCCGCAACCCGAGGCCGGATACCAGCTACATCTTGTCGGGGAACAGTGGTTTGCTGCTTTCCCCAGCGGATGTTGGTAGCCCGGAGGGCGGTAGCCGTATAATCGAGTGGGGATGGGCTCCGGTTGGTGGGAGCCGGTCAAATGATGCTGGTCTGACGCCGAATGTGTTGGCCATGACCATTTCTCTAGGCACGGTTACCGTGTCGGTTACTTAGGAGCTACACATGGACGCGAAGAAAGCAGTTACGAAACACGAACAAAAGATGCACCCGGGCAAGACCGCGACCTTCAAGAAGGGTGGCGTGACTTCGGCGGCAATGAAGGCTGTTGGCCGCAACATGGCTCGTGCCAAAAACCAAAGGGGCAAATGATGGACAAGATCAAGAAAGCTGCCTCCGTCAAGGTTGGCGCTGCTGACAACCAGAAGACCATCAATGACCTGCGGGTCTCCGTTGGTAATCTGAGCAGCAAGGGTTATGCCGAGCCGAAGTCTTCGGGCATCAAGATTCGCGGCACTGGCGCTGCGACCAAAGGGACTACCGCTCGCGGCCCGATGGCGTGAGGTGAAGCATGAACTACTCGACACTGTTTACAACGATCAAGGGGTATCTTGAGAATGAGTTCCCATCTACCAGCTTTACTGGTAGCACCGGATCGACGGTTGCCCTTACCAGTGCCGAGCAGATCAACATCTTCATCACGCAGGCCGAACAGCGAATCTACAACACCGTCCTGTTCCCCGCTCTGCGGAAGAATGTTACCGGCTCTACTACGGCCAGCAACAAGTATCTGAACTGTCCAACAGACTTCCTCGCCGTCTTTTCGATGGCGGTGGTGGATGGCACCGGGGCTTATGAGTTCTTGCTGAACAAGGATGTGAGCTTTATCCGTGCGGCATATCCGGTTCCGACTGTTACTGGCCTGCCACAGTATTACTCTATGTTCGGCCCGCTATCCACGGACGAGACTGAACTGACGTTCCTTCTTGGGCCTACGCCTGACGCTGCCTATGTAATGGAGCTACATTACTATTATGTGCCTGAGTCCGTCACAGTCGCGGCGAGTGGCAATAGCTGGCTTGCTGAGAACTTTGATCCGGTGCTGTTGTATGGCTCTCTGGTGGAGGCGTATACCTTCATGAAAGGTGAGGCCGACATGATTGCCACATACGAGAAGAAATATCAGGACTCGTTGATGATGGCAAAGCGTCTGGGCGATGGCATGGAAGCCAGCGACCAATACCGGTCTGGGAAGTCGAGGGTGCCGGTGTTATGACTCGGTATACTCGAAAAGAGGCGAAAGCATTAGGGCTCAATAAGTGCTATGGCGGGGTATGCCGCAAACATCCGGAGCTTGATGGGCATCGATGGGTGTCTGGTGGGTGTATTGAGTGTTCGCGTGAGTGGCTGAGAGCGCGAAAAGCGACTGATATCGAGTTTAAACGCCTACAATCCAAGAAACACGGTGCTAAACACCGGGGGCTTCGCAATAAAGACCCGGTGCGGCGCAAAAAAGCGCTTGAGTATGGTAAGGCGTATAGAGAGGCAAATAAAGATTTAGTGGAGTTCTCCAAGCGTAAATGGGCCGCAGAACACCCGGAACTTGTAAAAGCATACGCTCGACGTACGAAGACAAAAAACAAAGGCAGGGTGGTAGCGGCTACCGTAAAGCGTAGGTTATCAAAAATCCACCGCACACCACGATGGGTGGGCCCAGAAGAGCAATGGTTAATCCGAGAGATTTACGATCTGGCTGCAATGCGTACCAAGGCGCTTGGGTTTTCATGGCATGTAGATCACATAGTTCCGTTGCAGGGTAAAACTGCGTCTGGGCTTCATGTGCCAAGTAACCTCCGAGTAATTCCTGCTGTGGTTAATATCCGTAAGGGCAATAGGCTATGAGCTTTACCGGCAACGCACTGTGTAACGTGTTCAAGACCGGGTTGCTGGACGGCATCTACGACTTCGGCACGGGAACCACGGACGTATACAAGATCGCGTTGTATACCAACGCTGCGACGTTGGACTCAGACACGACCGCCTACACGGCTACCGGGGAAGTCACGGACTCTGGTTATACCGCAGGTGGTGCGACCCTGACTATCAGCCAAGTCCCGACTATCGGGGCTCAAACGGGTAGCGGCGCTTCGGCGTATATCTCGTTCTCGAATGCGTCTTGGTCTGGTGCCATCACCGCTCGCGGAGCGCTGGTCTACAAGTATAATGGCACGACCAACCCTGCGGTGTTTGTTTTAGAATTCGGTTCCGACAAGACCTCGACTACCACGTTCCAAGTGCAGTTCCCGACAGCATCCAGCACATCAGCGATTCTGAGGCTTGCATGACCACGACGTTTAAACATCAAAGAGGCTACGCATGGCGATAGTGACAACGACAAAAGGCGAGATGGACGAGTCCCTTCTGGAGAAGAAGGAAGGCATGGTGGACAACGACCATGAGATGACTCGATGGATAGAATACTGGCTTGAAGGTGAACTTGTTCACCGTTCTGTTCATGTCCATCTGAAGAAGAATGTTTTGGCAGATGGCGTTGCAGCAATGATCGCCTAACTCAGAAAAGGAAACCGCAATGGCAAATACCCAAGCAATGGCAACTTCGTTCAAGGGCGAACTGCTCACTGGAACTCACAATTTTGGCACCGCGCCGATTCGGGCCGCAACAACGGCTGACTCGTTTAAAGCGGCACTGTATCTGGCATCAGCCACGATGAACGCTACCGCCACGGCCTACACGCCCACCAACGAAGTGTCGGGCACCAACTACACGGCTGGTGGCGTTGCCATCACCGCGTGGAACGCTCCGTCAACCAGCGGCACGACCGGCTTTACTACGCCAACGGCCAGCATTACCTACACGACTGTGACGCTGACTACGGCATTTGATGCGGTGCTGATCTACAACAGCACACAGACCAATCGTGCGGTGAGCGTTCATACGTTTGGTTCGCAGACGGTTACTGCGGGCACGTTCACGCTGACCATGCCTGCCAACGCAGCGGCGACTGCTCTTATTCGACTCGCGTAACCCGGGGCGCGGGGGAACCCCCGTGTAGCGTATGTTCAGTGACGCCCCGTTTTCAGCAGCGCCATTCAGTGCCACAGCAGCGGTACTGGCGTTTGTTGTTCTATCTGGCGTATCCGCCAGCGGGGCGGTAGGCACAGTCTCGCCTTCAATATCCGTAGCTGCCACAGGTAATGCGGCAACCGGCGCGGTAGGCAGTCTTGGCGTAACCTCCACTACCAGTTTAAACGGCGTTGGAGCAACTGCAGGTGTA